TATATGGATACCATATTATATGTAATTTGTATGTTTAGTATGTAAATATAGGCTTTGACGTTTTAGAGCACTCTACGGAGTACCCCTATTTAGGGGAGGCATCGCTCACCAGTGAAACATACTGAGGACGGAACGTAGAACAGCGTAACCGATCCAATATTTTTAAAATGGTTCACTACTCTTAATAATAATGATAATAATGCCGAAGGAGGTGCGGCTTATAACATCTCCAAAGTCTCGAATGAGACAAATGCTCAAACGACGAATTTCGTCGATGGAGACACTCCGTGGTCGTATGACATCGTCGCGACGCCGGATGAAACCAGCAAGCTTTCGGGCTTCACTGACGCTCAGCTGGGAGACTTTCTCAGCCGGCCGATCAAAATCAAGGAATATCAATGGACCCCGTCATCGGCGTTGTCGGTTACACGCTTCAATCCGTGGGCGCTGTTTTTTGCAAACTCTGATGTCCTTGATAAGATTAATCGTTACCGTAATTTGCGTTGCAATCTTCGTATGAAAGTTTTAGTCAATGGAAATAGCTTCTATTATGGTCGTGCACTCCTTTCATATAACCCTTATGTGACAGATGATGAGGTAACTGTGAATCGCACATTTGTAGATCAAGATTTAATTCAGGCATCACAAAAACCCCACTTGCTTTTAGATCCTACTTCCTCGCAAGGGGGAGAAATGCTTCTGCCATTTATTTGGCCGGAGAATTACTTGGATATTACAAAAGCTGGCTGGGCAGATGAGATGGGTGAAGTGGATATTCATGATTTTGATGTATTGCAGCATGCAAATGGTGGGACTGACCCCATAACTATTACGGTATTTTGCTGGGCAGAAAATCTTACTTTGGCAGTTCCTACCACAGCTGTTGCACAGGCAGATATTGCACCTGCAATTAGTTCGCTGGACTTGAATGCCCCTTCTCCGTCTGTAGTTAAGCCTCATCCATTGGATGATCCTGATACCATGCTGATGAATGCACCTAGTGTGTATGCTAAGCAAGGATATATTGATAGTTCTGAATTAGATGAGTTTGGTTTTCCCAAACCATATGAGAGACAGGCAAGCACTAAGAAGAAGAAGGCCATGATGAAAGGTTCTAATACGTCAGGCAATGATGAATTTACCAAGGATGGATTGATTAGTAAGCCTGCCTCTGCAATTGCAAAGGCTGCTGATGCACTTTCCATGATTCCAGTGATCGCACCATATGCAAAGGCCACTTCCTTAGTTTCAACACGTATTGGTGACATTGCAAAAATTTTTGGTTATTCTCGCCCTCAAGTTCTAGATGATGTGCGTCCTTTTGTGCCTCGCGTTGCAGGCAATTTGGCAAATAGTGATGCGCCTGAGGCTTTGGTCAAGCTCTCCCTTGATTCTAAAAACGAATTATCAATTGACACTCGTGTTATGGGATTGGGCGGAGAAGACGAATTAACTGTTAATTCCATTTGCCAACGGTGGTCATTCTGGCGCCAATTTGATTGGCCTGAGACGGCCACTACTGATACTATGTTGTCTTCAATGATGGTTTGGCCTAATTATGGGCAAACGTTGACATCAGCACCAGTAACTGAAATTCATCCTACCGCTTTGGCATTTGGTGCAGCTCCTTTTGAAGCATGGCAGGGAACCATTAAATTTAGGTTCAATGTCGTTTGCTCCGAGTATCATAGAGGGCGTATTAGGATTGTTTATAATCCTGTCACTAGTCCATCTGGTGCGATTCCTTTTAACCAGACATATTCTACAGTTGTAGATATTTCCGAAAATAGGGATTTTGAATATGAGGTCAAATGGGCCGACATTAGAGCATGGGGCTTTAATGCGGGTACGTCGAACATAGTTACTAATCCAGGATATGACGACGTTAATCCCGTTCTTGCAGGTGGACAATATGATAATGGGTCAATTTCAGTTTACGTTGTCAATGAATTGGCAACCCCATCAACAACTGCTGCGGATGTTAAGATTCAGGTATGGGTTGCTGCCGGTGACGACTTCGCTGTTGCTGTACCAACAACTAAGAATCTTTCACTGATGTCGTATCATGCTCAGCAGGCAGAAATTGCTCCCAGTGAAGCTTTGGCATCTGCCGAAGATACCTCCAATTCTCCTGGGTGTGTGGCGGAAGTTACGTCATTTGCACCAGGGATGAGCATTAAGGAGGATAATCAATATCTTGTGTATCAGGGTGAGAGAATTGTGTCATTGCGAGAATTGCTACGAAGGTATAATTACCATAATTGCTATTTTCCAGGCAACGACGGTACAACTACTGACTCTCGGGCTGTCGCGTATAATATCCATAATTTTCCATTCTATCGTGGATGGGAAACTAATGGTCAGGACACGGCAACCAATTCTGTTGCTGCCACGGCAGGATATAACTATTGTAGTATGACCTTGCTGAATTACCTCACGCCCGCGTTTGCATGCAGGCGTGGCGGATTACGTCATAAGGCTATGTTATCCACTGTTGGTTCATCCAACAGGGGTAATGCCTTGGCGGTTGCTCGGCATAACATTCTTGGCAAGGCCAATGGTGTTGATGAGCATTTACAAACGGGTGTGCAAGGTGATAGGCGTTCCGAACGATTGGGTTTGATGGCTAATGGTCTTGGTGGTACTCATATATCGCCATACCATGTCAATCCAGTCTTAGAGTATGAAACACCGTTTTATACTGGAGGGCAAAGATTCTTGCCCGCACGCAAAGTTAATTTGTATGATCAAGCGGAAATGGCGCATGAGTTGTCATGTGATGTTCCTGGATCAACTGCAAGTAATGCTTATCGCATTGATAAATATGTGAGCGCGGCAGAAGATTTCCAACTTGGATTATTTGTTGGAGCTCCCATTATTTACAATTATGCTGACCCAGTGGCAGTGACATAAGAAAATCTAGGGGACAGATTCTCTCATTAGTCGTGGCAGACTTTAAATGCCAGATCTTTCTACTATGAAACAAACTAGTCGTAAGAGGCTCTTTTTGAGTCAGGATACCACTCGGCGGTCGAGTGGGGGTATAATTGAATACATCGATTATTTCCTGAATGAGACATTATGTCTTACACTTTAATCTTGAAGATTAATAGGTTTTATGCATTAAACCTTTTGTAAGACATTCGTGTCTTCCTAAGGTTTATAATTTTTACTATTGATCGCAAGTTTCTCAGTGTATGTTCGAAATAATGCATCGAAGCTAATATGTTCTATTTGAGGTTTACAAAGCCCTCGCGTAGTATTAGTTGACGTTCGGAC